CGCCTCGTCCAGCACGCAGTTCACGATCGACCTGGGTGCGGCGCGGGCCATCGGGGTGGTGGCGCTGCTGGCGCACACGATCAGCGACAGCGGCTATGCGCGGATCACGGGCGCAGAGACGGCGGCCGCATGGACGAATCTGGCGGCAAGCCCCAGCGACTTCACGAACGCCGCCTGGACCAAGAACACCGTCACCGTGACCGCCAACGCCACGGCGGGGCCGGACGGCTCGATCACGGCGGATCGGCTGGCGGCCACGGGCGCGGACTCCTCCGTGATGCAGGGCAGCCTCACAGTCGGCGCCTCCTCTGCCTTCAAGTACGGCATGTGGCTGCGGGCCGATGCGCCGGTGACGCTAAGCCTGAACGTGCAGGGGGCGACCACGGTGAGCCTGCTGCAAAGCACGGTCTGCAACGTCACCACCGAGTGGCAGCTTTTTACCGTGGCCGGATCGACCGGCGCGGGGGACACCGCCATCCGCGTCTACGTCGGCGGCTGGAACAGCTTTTCGACCGGCGAGGCGGTCTACGCCTGGGGCGCTGATGTGGTGGTGGGCAACGGCACGCTGTACGACAGCGGCTGGGATGCGGTGTGGCCCTCTGGCACGCTGCCGCCTGAGCTGCTGAACTGGGAGGACACGAACTTCTGGTTCGCCACGCTCTCGGTGGGCGATCTGGTGGGCCTGCAAAGCCCGTTCGTCCACATTCTGAGCAGCGAGCAGTACCTGCGGCACTGGCGCGTCGAGATCAGCGACACTTTCAACACCGGCAGCTACATCGACATCGGCCGCTGCATCATCGCTCGCGGCTGGCGGCCGGGCGTGAACTACAGCTACGGCGCGGAGATCAACTTCTTCGACATCAGCCCGAGCGTGGTCACGCTCTCGGGCACCAGCTACTTTGACCAGCGGCCCAAGGGCCGCATGTTCCGCTTCAGCATCGATGCGATGAGCAGCACCGAGGCCTACAGCTACGCGCTCGACATGCAGCGCGTGGCCGGCGTCACCAACGAGGTGCTGCTGATCCCGGACAGCGACGACACTGGCAACGTGCCGCTGCGATCATTTGCGGGCCGCCTCACAGCATTGCAGGGCATTGGTGTACCGGACCCCAGCCGCTACACCGGCTCGTTTGAACTCAAGGAGATCATCTGATGGCCTCAGTCACCTTTCCCGTCTCGGTAGGGGGCGACGGCTCCACCGTCAGCGACGACAGCAGCCCAACCACCGGCCTGGGCAATGGCGGGCACCGCACGCGCTTCGTCCCGGCCCTGTCCCAGGTGGTGGCCGTGGCGGGCAATACGGTCACGCAGGCCACCAACGCCGCCGCCAGCGCCTCGGCCGCCTCCACCAGCGCCACGCTGGCGCAGAACGCGCCCGGCACGCAGGCCACCACGACCACCAGCCTCTCGATCAGCCTGGGCTCGAAGTCGCTCACGCTGGCGCAGACGGGCAAGAACTTCGTGGTCGGCCAGTACGTGCAGATCGTGAGCACGGCCTCGACCGACAACTGGATGGTGGGCGCGATCACCGCCTTCACCTCGGGCACCGGGGCGATGACGGTGAACGTCACGCACATCGGGGGCACCGGCACCATCGCAGCCTGGGCGGTCACACCGGGCCTTCCGCCTAATCTTCCCTCGCAGAGCGGCAACAGCGGGCTTTTCCTCTCCACCAACGGCTCCAACGCCTCGTGGACCAGCCCATTACCGACGCAGGCCGGTAACGCGGGGCGCGTGCTGAAGACCAACGGCACAGCGGCCTCCTGGGATGTGGCGCTCTCCGTGGGTGCCGTCATCACGGGCAACACCACGCTGACGGCCACGGATGCGCCGACGCGGTCGGTGGCGATGACGGGGCTGGCGAACAGCATCACGCTGCCGGTGGCCACCACGCTGCCGAATGGCTGGGAATACATCTTCGACAACAACGGCAGCCGCGAATTCGGCGTGCGCTCCAACGGAGGGCAGCTTCTTGCCACGGTGCAACCGGGCATCACAGCGCGGATCGTTCTGGTGGACAACACCACCTCGGCGGGCACCTGGGGCGCCTATGGCGAGGGCCTGCTCCAGCCGCTGACGATTGCCGATGTGGACTGGGGCAGCACCTACGGCGGCTCGAGCTCAAATTGTGAGCCGTGGGTCATCACGCTTTCGACCACGCTCAGCCTGCACTTTTTGATCAACACAACCGGCTCGCTTTTTGTCTACGCCGTGGACTGCGCCACCTACCCGGCCACTATTGGCACGCCAGTGCAGGTCGCACTCAACACCGAGGTGGCGTGGGGATTGCAAATTTCCGCGACAAAGGCCCTGATTTACTCCGAAAGCGGCGTCGGTTATCACATTACCGTTTCTGGCACCACCTGCACGGTAAGCGCCGCAGGAATGAGCAGCGCAGGTGATCAATTTAAAAAGCGCTGGCAGGGCTACGACGGTGAGGGGGCTCATGGGCCCTCAGCGGTGCTGATGGGCGCCAGCAATGATCGGGTGCTTTCAGTAGATGCGAGCGGTAACGTTTACCTCATCGACATCACGGGCGCAGCGCCGTCCAGTGGACTGGGCTCTGCCAATATCAGGCCAGTGGGCTACACCTCGGCAAGCCCGCCGGCGATTTACATCTATCGGGTGGCAGACACCACCGCCATCGTTTTCATGGTGGCAAACGATGGCGCGGGATCTAACAGATCCTTCGCTCGTCTGGTCAGCTACTCCGGCACCACGGTGACGGCGGGCAATCAAGTAAGCCTCGATACCGGCAACTTAGTAAGCAGCTCACCCTTTCGAGACCTCGGCGTGGCCCAACTGAGCGCCACCAGCTACATCACCGCCGTCTATAACTCAACCTCAGGCCGCATTGAGCTAGTCGGCATGACGATCAGTGGATCCACGATCACCGCCAGTGCAGTGAACAACACGGCATCGGCAGGCTCGTGGTCTCCCGCAGTCCAAGGTGGAGGGCCGAGGGGCCGGCTGAATCTGTACGCGGTGAACTCCACAAGCGCTGTGCTGACGTGGATAAATAACAGTGGCAGCAGCTTTCCCACCAGCACGCTTTACACCTGGAATGGCACCACGCTGTCTGCACCCTCCTATGTGCAGACCAACTCATCGGTTACGCCAACCAGTTTTTGCCAAAACTCGAGCGGATTTATAACCGCATCTGCCGCTAACAGCTTCTCCATGTTCAGCACGGTGATGATCAGTGGCACCTCAATGTCGGTGTCCGGCTCCGCGGTGGTCAACATTCCGGGCAACACCGCAGTATCGATTGCCGACCAAACCAATGGCAGATTTCTCGGGTGGAGCATCTCGGGCGGGTACGGTGGCTACAACAACGATCCCAGCAGGTCCATCCAGGGCCGCATGTGCCTGTTCCGCTTCCGGGCAAACAGACCACCGCAGATGCTGGGCGACTTTTCGCTCAACAACTCAACCTACGGGCAAACGTCCTCAAATGACCGCAACATTCCAGCCGAGCTGGCGCCCAATCGTGTCTCGTTTGCGACCACTTGCTGGCACACGACCACGACGACAGCCTACAGAACGCCCAAGCTGACAATTCTGGAGTTCCCCGCATGACCAAGCTCATCCTGGCTGACGCACTGATCTGCGCCGCGTCCGATCACGTTGTCGAGGAGCCCTGGGGCTACCGCACGCCCGAGGCGCACTTCCCCTTTACGTCCGGCGTGACCGGCGTGGTGGAAGTGGAGCTGCCTGAGGGCTTCCGCCTGGGCGAGTGGAGGTGGGAGAGCGGCGAGCTGGTCTACGCGCCGCCGCCGCCCCCGCAGCGGCCGGCCGAGGAGGTGCGTGCCGAGATCGTGGCGGCCACCCAGGCCCGGCTCGATGCCTTCGCCCGCGAGCGCAACTACGACGACATCAAGAGCGCCTGCGACTACGCCGGCTGCTCCGTGGATCGCTTCAGCATCGAGGGCACCTACTGCCGGGACGTGCGGGCGGAGACCTGGGCGGCGCTGTACGCGGTGCTTGAGGAGGTGCAGGCGGGCGACCGGCCGATGCCCACGGGCTTTGCCGACATCGAGGACGAGCTGCCCCCGCTGGTGTGGCCGGGCTGACGCTTTGCGCCCTAAATGGCTACCTTTACACTCGCCAAACGCGCCGCAGGGAAGCAGAAGGATCGACGCATGAGCACGAGTCAGCACGCCACAGAGTCCGCCGTCGGCATGATTGCCAAGGCCGGGCCTCCCGCCACCGTTAGCCTCGCCACGGTCGCCGGCGTGCAGGTCTCCGAGATCCTGCTGTGGGCCACGCTGATCTACACGGTGCTGATGATCGGCCACAAGCTGTGGGCGATC